AAAGATATATTTAAAGATTTTATGAGCAATGATACTGAAGGAAAGAAAGTATTGTTTATTCCAACTGCCAACATAGATGAAGAGACTAAATTTTTAGTTGATGAAGCAAAAGAAGTATTTAAAAGTCTAGGAATGGAAGTAGAAAATTTAGAAATTTCAAAGTTAGATGAAAAAACTATCAAGAATAAAATAGAGAAGACTAATTATTTATATATTGGTGGAGGAAATACATTCTATTTACTGCAAGAATTAAAAAGAAAAAATCTAATTGATTTTATAAAAAATAGAGTAAATTTTGGAATGACTTATATTGGAGAATCAGCAGGAGCAATAATTACTTCCAAAGATATAGAATATAATGATTTAATGGATGATAAAACTATTGCAAAGGATTTAAAAGAATATTCGGGATTAAATTTAGTTGATTTCTATATAGTTCCTCACTTAAATGAATTTCCCTTTGAAGAAAGTGCGAAGCAAACAGTTGAAAAATATAAGGATAATTTAAATATTATTGCAATAAATAATAGTCAAGCTATTATTTTAAAAGACGATAAATTTGAGATCAAATAAGTAATATTTTAAATATATTTTACCCTATCTAATT